ACTTCAATGGCTGCTAAAGACTATCTTAAGCACGGAGGACCATTAACAGTAACAAGAATACTTCCAGCTGGATTTTCAAACGCAGACGCTTTTGCTCACATGTCTAGCGTAAGTGGACTAGGAACAGCTTCAAGTGGACAAGCTGCATTTATTGCTGGCGATGTAGTAGACGGAGCGTATATTACTTATACTGCGTCTAACGCTTCAGCATACCAATTTAGAGCAATGGATGCACCTTTACCATATCCAAACGCAGGAGCAAGTGGAACATGGTACTTTTTATCAGCATCTGGTGGAACACCAGCGGTAGATTTAGATGCAACAAAAACAAATTTTTTAGCTATTTGGACAACTGCTACAACAGGAACAGGCGATATTGCAGTTTCAGGGTCTCACCCATCAACTGGCGTATCAGCAATTGATTTTACTGGTTCAATCAACTCGGCAATAGACGATACACCAGATCAGATAACCGTTGGTTTAGCTGCTTCAACAAACTTAGTAACTACAAACGTAGTTAATAGTACTTCTTCTTTTAATGCGTCTAAGCAAGGAGTTCCAAACAAAGCTTCAACTGTTACTGCATTTGTTCATTCGTTCAAGATAGAAACACACGCACACGGTTTAGGAATGAACAGTAGACCTACAAACGCACACGGAACAGGATCAAACAACATTCTTACTTCAAACGGTGTAAAATACGGTACTAAAGATAATCTTAGATGGGAAGTATCAAACATCAACAATAACAAAGGTACGTTTACACTTTCAATTAGAAGAGGTGATGATACAGACAAAAGAAAAGTAATACTAGAATCTTTTTCAAACTGTTCGCTAGATCCTCAAGCATCTAATTATTTAGGTAAAAAGGTAGGTACTGCTTATAAATCTTATGATTCTGTAAATGGAATTGTTAAAAGTACTGGTACTTATCCTAACATGTCTCAATACGTTTATATCGACGAAGCTAGTATAGCAAACACTGTAGATTATTTAGACGATAACGGAACTATTACAGATCCAACGTATACTGGAAGTTTACCACAAGTATCTAATGGAACATTTGCAAACGGATCAGATGGTTCTGGTGTTGGATTACAACATCCGCAAAATTTCTATCAAACAATTACTACTAACAATCAACAAGGTTTAGATTGTGGTCCATCAGGTACAGGTAAAACTAGTTACTTTCAAGCAATAGATTTATTATCTAACGCAGACGAATACGATGTTAACTTAGTATTTGCTCCAGGAATTAATCATACACAACACCCTGCTATTTCTAACAAGTTAATTTCAATGTGTGAAACAAGAGGTGATGCTATGTGTATTGTAGATCCTGTTGAATTCAACAGTACTGTTGCTGCTGCTTCTGCAGTTGCTGGTTTATTAGATAGTTCTTATGCTGCAATGTATTGGCCTTGGGTACAAGTTGCCGATCCTTCTACAGGTAAATATGTTTATGTTCCTCAAGCTACAGTAATGCCTGGAATCTATGCATTCAACGATAAAGTTGCTGCAGAATGGTTTGCTCCTGCTGGTTTAAACAGAGGTGGACAAGAATCTGTAATACAAGCAGAAGTTAAATTAACTCACGCTCACAGAGATACTATGTACGAAAACAACCTAAATCCTGTAGCTACATTTCCAGGAGAAGGAGTTTGCGTATGGGGTCAGAAAACACTACAAAAGAAAGCTTCAGCATTAGATAGAGTAAATGTTAGAAGACTATTAATTAACCTTAAGAAATTTATTGCCTCTACATCGAAGTACTTAGTATTTGAAAATAATACTGATGCAACAAGAAATAGATTTCTTTCAACTGTTAACCCTTACATGGAATCTGTTCAATCAAGACAAGGTCTGTATGCATTTAAAGTAGTGATGGATGCTACTAATAATACTCCAGATATTATCGATCAAAATATCCTTAAGGGCGATATATTTCTACAACCTGCAAAGGCTGCAGAATTTATTGTAATTGATTTCAATGTAATGCCAACTGGCGCTACGTTTAATGATTAACGGTATATTTATATACAAATAAAGAGATAATATAAATGGCAAATTTAATAGACCCAACTGAAGCAATGTTCACGGCATTTGAGCCGAAGCAAGCAAACAGGTTTATCATGTATATGGATGGAGTTCCATCATACTTAATCAAAAAAGTAAACAGACCTGAATTCACAAGTGGGGAAGTAGTTTTAAATCATATCAACACAACAAGAAAAGTAAAAGGAAAAAGTGTTTGGGGTGATATTACTATGGAACTTCACGATCCTATTGTACCTTCAGGAGCTCAAGCTGTAATGGAGTGGGTAAGATTACACCACGAATCTGTAACAGGTAGAGATGGATATTCTGATTTCTATAAGAAAGATTTAACAATTAATGTATTAGGACCTGTAGGTGATAAGGTTGAAGAATGGACACTTAAAGGTGCATTCATCGCTACAGCAACATTTGGTGACCTTGCATGGGACACAGTTGATACTGCATTAATGGTAAGTTTAACTTTAAAGATAGATTACGCAATATTACAATACTAATAATATTATAATATTTTACAAATTTAAAGGAGTGGCTTAATTGCCACTCTTTTTTTTATATATGATATTTATATAAACAAAACGTTATAAACAAAATAAAGAGTTATATATGACAAAGATCTCAGAAGATTACCCAGGTAAAGAATTATCGATAGACGAACTAAAAAATAAATTAGTTTCAGAATCAAAAGTTACTAAAATAGCAGAATCTAAATTCCCAACAGAAATTATAGATTTACCTTCTCAAGGTAAGCTATATCCAGAAGGACACCCGTTGACTTCAGGTAAAGTTGAAATGAAATATATGACTGCAAAGGACGAAGATATTCTTACGTCGCAAAATCTAATTCAAAAAGGTATAGTAATAGATATGTTATTAAGATCACTGATAGTGAGCAATGGAGAAGGAGCAATTGTTAATTACGATGATTTAGTAATAGGCGATAAAAATGCTATTATGATTGCAGCAAGAGTATTAGGTTATGGCGCTGAATATCCAGTAGAAGTATCTTGTCCTAAATGTCAAGCTAAAGTTAAAGAAGTAGTTGATTTAGCAGCTTTAGAAAATAAACAAGTTGAACTAGGAGACAATGGAAACGAGTTCGAATTTGTATTGCCTTTAAGCAAGAAAACACTTTCGTTTAAAATCTTAACTCATGCAGACGAAAAGTTAATAGAAATAGAAACAAAGAGAATGAAAAAGAGATCTAAGTCTACGCAGATATCTTTTGATTTAACTAGCAGATTAAAAGTAATAATAAGTGCAGTTGATGGAGAAGATACTAAGTTAGCAGTAGATAACTTTGTTGAAAACGAATTTGTATCTAGAGATTCATTGGCATTTAGAAAACATTTAGATTCAATTTCGCCAGATGTCGATATGACAGTATACTTTGAATGTGAAAGTTGCGGACACGAAGGGGATGTAGCAATTCCTATGACTGTGGACTTTTTTTGGCCTAGGGTCTGAATACCGTCCTATTCTACACAGACAAATATTTGAATTACTTAATTATTCAAGCGGGTTTACCCATGGCGATGTATACAGTATGCCTGTATATCTTAGAAACTTTTATTATAAGATGTTAGTTAAAGCTAAGAAGGAAGAAAAAGAACAATACGATAAAGCTTCCGGTAAATCTAATTCGCAAAGTAAACCACCTTCATATTCATACGCAAAACAATAGACTTCATGATATTTATATTAAACTAAAAGGTGAGATATAAAAATGAAATTAGTATTAGAGTTGTCTATAAGAGAATACTGTAGTTCCAAACAATTATCAGAAGGATTAATTGATGCAGTTGTTGGCCACGTATTCGACATATTACACAAATCAAATGATAAAAGATCTGCAGCTGCGTTAGAAAAACTCGCTAAATCAAGTCCTGCAGGTAAAGCTGCAGTTGAAAAAGCAATTAAAATCCAGCAAACAATCGAAAAAGCAAGCGTAGGTGCTGCAGCAGATATGGATGCAATTCGTAAAAAATATAAACTTAAATACGTATAGTCTATAAATGGCAAAGATGAGTCCAGAGAGAAGAGCAAAATTAGAAGCCAAACGAGCTGAAGCGCAAGAAAAGTACTTGGAGCAAGAGATCAAGTACGAAGAAGAATTTCTCAAAATAAATAAACAAAAAGAACTTTCTCAGCAAAAGCTAAACGATCTAACAGATCGTAGTTTTACGATGACAAGAGGGCTGGTCGACGCAGCACAAGCCAATGCTGATGTTATGGATATGCAAGTAAGCCACGCTGAAAAACTTGTAAGTAATGCACAAGAACTATCGCTATTAAGTAACGAAGGTTATAAGCGTCAAGTAAAAAAAGAAGTAATGGACGCGGCAGCACATAAAACAATTACAGATTCATTAGATCTAGAAAAAGAAATGGAATTAATCTTTGACGATCGATATCAACAAGATATATTAAATCAGAAAATTCTAGCAGATAAAAAAACAACATCGCAAGCAATTGCGCAACTTGCCATAGACGAATCTGTTAAAAAGAACGAATCTTTAAACGCTGAAAAGGAAGTATTAAGAATTTTACAAAAGCAAGTAGACAGGAGCACTGAGTTAGACGAATCACTACAAAAATTTACAGATTTTAAAAACGATATATTCGAAGTAATACAAGATCCTGCGGTAGCGTCAGGTTTATTTTTAGTTGCTTGGGGTAACGAATTAAATAAACTAAACGAAAGACTTGTTGAGATGGAAGGCAATATGGGAATGTCTAGGACTCAAGCTTTAGAATTAGGACCAACAATGGCAAGCGCTAATATACAAGGAGCATTGATGGGAGTTAGTTCAGAATTAACTCAAGGTGCTATGGAAGGTATGTCTGAGGCAATGGGAAGAGTTGGAGAATTAACAGGTGCACAAGTTGCTCAAACAGCAAAACTTTCTAAAGAATTAGGAATAAGTGCTAAAGAAACAGGTAATCTTGTTGGACGTATGATGTTAGTAGAAGGACACTCAGTAGAATCTGCTCAAGCGTCATTAGAACTTACAGCCAATTTAGCCAGAGGCGCTAATGTACCTATAGGTAAAGTAACAAAAGACTTAGCGGATAATATGGAATTAACTTCTAAGTTTGGAAATATATCTGTAGCTGAACTTGGTAACATGGCAGTTGAAGCTGCTAAGCTAGGTACATCGTTAACTGCTATATCTGCACTAGGCGATAAGATGATGAACGTAGATCAAGCAAGAAACGATGCTATGGAACTTAGTGTGATGCTTGGAAAACAAGTTAACATAGATAAAGTTCAGCAGTTGATGTACGAAGGAAAAACAACAGAAGCATACAAAGAAATGTTGGGTCAACTAGGTGGTATATCAGCATTCAACGATATGGATTATTTCCAAAAGAAACGTGCTGCTGACATGATGGGAACAACAACTGCAGATTTAGAAAAACAATTAAATTTAGCAGCAGGTCTTTCAGATACAGGAAAAAAAGAAGCTTCAGGTTGGGCAAAAATTACTCAAGGAGCAGGTGATTATTTCGACGTTCTTAAAGATAATAGCGGAACCGTATTAGCTTCAATGAATTTATTTAAGTCTTTAGGATCTAATATAGGCGCATTTAGCTCTGCATCAAAAGGAGCAACTGGAGTATTTGGAAAGTTAAAATCAGGTCTTGGCGGAATGAAAGACAAATTTTTAGGAAAGGCTCCTGCTGTATCAGGCGGAGGTGGTGGTGGTGGAGACGATTTAGGAGCTAAGATAAACGAAACAGCAGATAGCTCTGACCAAGTTGCAGAAGGACCTAAAAAAGGTATGAAAGACAAGTTGTCAGATTTAGCGGCAGGTCTTAAAAAGATGGGAAGTAAAGGAGTAATACAAGGTATTGGAAACATGGCATTAGCAGGTCCGGCTTTTATAATGGCATTACCAGCGATACCGTTCTTATTGTTTATGGGTAAAGTAAGCCTTAAATCTTTAGCAAGCAATTTCAAAGGATTAGGACAAGGATTAAAAAACATGAGTAAATCTCTTAAAGGCGCAGCGGTAATGGCGCTTGCTGGACCAGCATTAGGTTTAGCAACATTAGCAATTCCATTCTTAGCATTTATGGGACTAATGCCATTGGCTATGTTAGCTACCAACTTTAATTTCTTAGGACAAGGATTAAAAGGTTTAGGAAAAGGATTTACAAGCATACTAAAAGGATTACTAGTACTAGGTTTATTAGGTGTAGCAATGATACCGGCAGCATTAGCGTTTAGTTTAATAGAAGGAATAGATCCAATGGGAATGTTAGCATTTAGTGTTTCACTTGGAATATTAGGTTTAGCCGCAGCAGGATTAGGAATGATAATGCCTATGGTGTTGATGGGTTCGCTAGCGCTAGCAGTATTAGGATTAGCTATACTTCCAGCAGCATTTGCAATGAGTCAATTGGCAGGTGTTGATGCTGGTACAATAATAGGTTTCGCAGTTGGTCTAGGAATATTAGGTCTAGCAGTTGCAGGTATGGGATTCATGATTATAGGAATAGGGCTAGGAGCTATAGCGGCAAAATTATTAGGACCAGCAATAGAACCAGCAGTAGAAGCGTTAGCAAATATAAAAGGCGTAGATGGTGGAACAATTATATCGTTTGCTCAAGGTCTAGGTTTAATGGCGATAGCAGTTGCAGGAATGGGACTAATGGCAATACCAATAGCGTTTGGCGCAGTTGCAGCTCACTTATTAGCAGCAGCTATAGAACCTGCAGTTGCAGCACTATCAGGATTAGTAGGCGCAGATCCAGGAGCTGTATCTAGCTTTGCTGCAGGATTACTAGGAATAGCATCAACAGTGGCCGCAATAGGTTTAATGGCGCCGTTATTGTTATTAGGTGGTATTGGTATTGCTTTAATTGCGTTACCGTTATTAGCTTTCAATAAAGCAATGGCTATTATGCCTGAAAACTTTGACATGACAGGATTTGGAGAAGGATTAAAAACGCTAGCAATAGCAGGTGCTGATTTAATACCAGCAGCCATAGGAATAGGAATTTTAGCTGTTTCTCTAAGCGCATTAGCAATTGCGTTAGTAGTAGTTACTCCGATGATGTTATTGTTTACTGCAGCTCTATCAATTATAGGAGATAAAATTCCTATTATAGTTGAAGGAATAGTAACAGTATTACAATCTATTAAAGAAGTAATTGTGGTAATATCTTCAGAAATAATTAGAGTAATTGGAGCAATTCAATCGGCTGTAATAGATATAGTAAGTAATATATCTACGGCAATAATTACAACAATAACAGCCATAGGAGAAGTAATATCTACTACTGTTAAAAATATTACAGACGAAATAATAAAAGTAATAACCGCTATAACTACAGGAATACAATTAGTAGGTAATGTAATAAACAGTATAATAACAAATATAGCAACATCAATTATTAGCGTTGTAACAACAGTAGGTAACACAATAAACAGTATAATAACAAATATAGCAACATCAATTATTAGTGTTGTAACAACAGTAGGTAACGCAATATCTACGACCATAGCAAACATAGCTAACGAAATAATAAAAGTAATAACTGCAATATCAACAGGTATACAAACTATAGGTACAGTAATAGTCAATGTAATAACTGGTATAGCTTCTGGAATAGCAATGGTAGTAGAATCTATTGCAGGTGGTATTTCTCAAATAGTAACAGGAATTGGAAACGCAATATCTGGTATAATAGATTCTTTTACAGGATTTATTTCTACGCTAGGCTCTATATCTCCTTCGCAGATATTTTCATTGGCCGCAGGATTTACAGTATTAGGAATGGCAGGACTTGCAATGGGTGTTGGTTCAATAGGAATTATTGGAATGTCAGGAGCATTAGGTTTATTAGCTTTATCTTTAGGATTGTTAGCTCCGCTTATGCCAGTAATAGACAAGTTAGCGCAATTCGGATTACTTGGTGACGTAGGCATAGAATCTAGTACAACCAGCACATCTACAAACGAAAGCGCTCCAGAAGAAAAAGAAGTATTTGACAATTCAATTCTTGCAGATAAATTAGATACACTTATAGAATTAATGACAAAAGGAGGAACAGTAACATTAGACGGTAAAAAAGTAGGACAAATATTAAATAACGCAATGGGACCTATAGGAGCATAATATGGCATTTGAAAACAAATTAGAGAAAATGTATTTAGCTTCTAACGCTTATAAATCTATACGTACAAGCATGACGCCAACTCCGTCTAAAACAGGTACAGATAAAAGACCAGCAATAAAAGCGCCTGTTAAAGCAGGAATTACAATTCCACCCTTTGCTCCAACATCAGTAAAAATAGGAACCACAATATCAGAATTTGCTCCAACTCCAATAAAAGTAGGGTTAGATAAAACAGATGTAAATACAACGCCCGCTAAGAGTACGCTAGAAATTGTTGGATCTATGGCTCCTACAATGGACAAGACTACACAAGAGCCAGCAGCTATTATTCAAGCAGCTTCAAAAGAAGGCTATACTCCTGCTTACATATCTCACACACTCTATAAAGATTCTATCATTAGAATGGGAATATCAGATACCAATGAAAAGATACAACACTTAAATAATTTAAGTAGTGGATTTGTAGGAGTAGGAGATGCAGAAAAATTTACTTTCGAAGAACAATTACCTGCAGGAGGAACTAGTTATCAAACACAAACAAGGTTTGCTTATAACTCTCAGTTTTCATTGCCTGAATCTAAAAAAGGAAATTTTGTTGATGACGGCGACATTGCTGGTTTGTTTTATGAAAAATTAGGAAAGAACGATTTCAAAAACTTAAGAGAAGAAGCTAAAAGAAATAATCAAAGAGCTAAACTTTGGGGCAATCAACCTTTTATACAAAGAGGTATACAGCACGGTGAAGAAAATCCAAGTGGATTATTAGAAAGAATTAATTTCTTAACAGCACCTGTAATAGACACAGTTAGAATTGCTAAGTTTATGGTAAGTCCTAGAGGATTACTATTTAATCTAAAGCAATTTGGATTACAATTAACAAATCCAAAAGGTGAGTTAGGCGGTATACATCCGAACAGAATATACAATCCGCTTGCGTTAGCTCTACAAGTTCCAGCAAATATATTAGGTATACACATGGACAGACATTTTTTAGGTCCGTTAAATACCAAAGACATAAATTACGAAGGTGTAAATAAAACATTAAACGGTGGCGAAGCATATAAAGTAGGAAACAGGTTAATTCAATTAGGAGGAGAATTAGAAGTAGGATTATTTAAGTCTCCATTAACAGCAGCAGTTCCTGCACTAAAAG